TTATGTCATGTTGATATAAAAAGGCAATGCGGTTTTTGTTCTCGTTGATCGTCTTTGAATAAGCACCTTTTACAATTACATCACCGTCCGAATCTTTATTGCCAAAAACAGATGCATATCCTTGAATGATGCCTTGCTTTTCGTCAATATCTTTTAGCTCTAATGAATTGCTTTTATATCTTAATTCCATGTCAATGGTTTTTACAAAAATAAATAAATTTTTCTTATAGCGGCCTTTGAGGTGTTGCAGTTAATGGTTTTGGCTCATAAGCTACCGAGCAGCGACAATTTATAACCTCTTCCGGTGGCGCTCCCTTTGCTCCTGGTTTACTCATCGTAACACCTCCAACAACAAAATCCTGCTCCATATCTACCGTCTGTCCGTTTGCCATTGCGTGAGCATCGCGCTCTCTACCATCCAATGCAGTAAGCCATATTTTATTCATCGGTATGCCCATTGCATCTGCTCCAATAAACGCGCCTTCGTTTTGTGCTGCTATTATTTCCGTTCTGGCGATGCGTTCAGCATTGAATTTGGAAACTATCTTCCATTCGTCCCAAACTACTTTGTCAATCAATTTGCCAGCCTCAACAGCGCCTAAACCTTGCTCGATGCTTTCAGCTATTGCCGCCTCTATTATTGTTATGGCTCTTGCCTTTGCTGTGGCAGAAATAGAAACAATACTTGCACCACCTTTATTGAGCGCAAATTGAACCATATACTGCTCCCAAATGCCAAAGTAATTTTTTGGCGGCTCTCTTTTTATCTTTAGATTTTTGAAGCTTGAGTAAGTAGATTCCGCAAACTTAGTTCCAACATCCACGTACATCATAGAGAAAAGCTGAGAAACTTCCTCTTCTGGGAATATCACATCCGGCTCGGTTAAATTGTTTAGCAATATTCGCCCTTGCTTTAAATAGTAGTCTTGCCAAGATTTATTCCAAATGCGATATGCTTGCCGCGCTTGGTTGTGGTTGCGCCTCCATTGTCTTTGCGTTTCGGCTGTTGTCATTTCTTTAGATAATGTTCGCCCGCTGCTTTTGCTGCCTCTGGTGTTTCTATAAATGGATCAAATGAAGTGTCCTCCAAAGCAATAGTTCCAGCGTTGGTGTAAACCTTATCCATAAACTCATCTTCAATTGGCTCTTTGCCTAAATAGACGCGCCCTTCGTTTGGCGTTATGATCTTGCCATCTGTCAAGCGTGTAATCCATTCACTCAACTCTTTATAGTCTTTTTGTAATGCCGTTACTCTTGAGTAATCAGCTACAATGCGCACGTTGTCTCCATAGCTTGGTGCTAGCCATTCATTTAACTCTTGAACGTATCTATCAACCAACGGCTTTATTGCATCGCTGTAAGCACGTTTTATTGCCTGCTCTGCGTTGTTGTACGTGCTGTTTTCGTTGTCGTTAAATATGATTGATGAAACTTTGTAGATGTTGCAAATATCGCGCAACGTGGCCTGCTTATCTTGCAATAGGTTTAAATCTACCGGAGACAAACCTAGCTTAGTGTATTCCACATTTCTGTTTGTAACCATAGTCTTACCTTGATTAAAAACACCCATGTAATCTTCGTCTAACCTTCTTTCGGCTTGCTGTTGCTGCTCTTCACTCAGGACCGGAGTAAACTCATCATCCTCAACAGATAATATTCCAGCCATGCCCATTGTTTTATATGCTGTGCTTGCCGCCTGGTAATTAGCATTTGACCGCTCCAACGATAAAAGGCCAGCACGAAGCGGAGACATACCCCAAAATTCTTGACCATTGCCAAATTCTAATGTAAGCGCTTTCATGTGTAACACATCCTCATACGGCAATTCGTGACACTCGCCACCAACAAGGTTTAAAGAATATCCCTTTATTGGATTCATCCACCCGCCCGTTTTTATTTCGGTGTGTTGAGATGGCATGATAAACAGCTCTTGTGGCTGTCCTTGATTTACTCCTGCCTCCTGACGATTGCCATAAATAAAAGTGTTTCCGGTAGTTTGGTAAAATCCATAAACCTGATGTGCAAACTCCAACCCGCTTTGGTATGGGTTTGGTTTATCAATCAACTTTTGCAAGGGATGATTCTCCGCTTTTATCCATTCGCCACCGCGCTCTATCTCAACACAAATTGGAATATTTGCTGCGTTCTCTGCTGTCCAATTTACAACGCTGTAAACATCAACGTTGCGCTTAAATCCTTCATCTATGAGCTGTTTTAAGTTTTGGTATGGCTGAACGAAAGCACCAAAAGTGGAATAGGAATATAAACTGGTAAGTATTTTTTTGTTTCTCTCTGCCGTTTCTGGCGAAAGTCTTTTCAGTAATCGTTGGAGAATATTCATGTTGAACTTTTAAGCATCAAATTTAATAAACTTTTGCGTATATCTTTTTTGTCGGTTTGCCAATCAATTTTTCTAATGAATACCGCACCGCGTCAATTATATGGTTATGGTTATCAATTGGCACTCCGCTTTTGCGATCATTCCAAGCATAGTTGTTTAGTTCTTTGATGAGGTTGGTGCTATCGGGCGTCACTATCAATTCAAAGTCTAACATTCGAGCAATGCCAATTCGTATGCTGTCAGCACCTTTCTCACTTGGTTTTATGTTTACACCTTCCCTTTTCATTTCCTCAATAAGTCGCGGCTCTGCGCTGTCTCCAATGATTAAGTTGTTACCAGCATATTTTTTATTTAAAACGACTAAATCAGACGTTGTTAAATGCTGCTTGTAAATACATTCATCAAGGTATATTTTATTTTTCTTTCTGTCAACAGCAACCTTAACCAATGTAGATGGATCATTTGCAAATCCATAATCTTGGCCATATATCACCGGAAGGGTTTTGTCAAAATCTCCCAACTTCCAATTTTTGAAGATAACACCCTCTGCTTTATCGAGCCAACCGCCCAAATATTTGTGCTTGTACGTTGTAGGGTTTTCTTTTTTGATGCGGTTTACTTTATTCAAAAATGATTTAGACAAATACCCCAACTTTTCTGCTATGTGGTAAGTGGTGTGTATTGGCTCAACATCCGGATGGTTTGAAATTACAACCTGCTCGCCATCAATTTCTTTGTAGCCAACGTGATTTTCTACCCAACGCTTATAAATGAAATGCTCCTTTGTTGTAGGGTTTTGGATCCAGATAACGCGGTTTTTGTTGTTGCTGCCTCGTATTGAATCATCAATATCATCAAAGGTACGCTCATCGTTAAAGTCCTCGCCCTCGTCAATTATCCATGTGGTTATGCCATGTAACGATTTGAGGTTTGCCGTTTGATCTCCTGAGTTTGTTTTTATACCGCTAAAGAGAATGAAAGAGCCGGTGTGTTTATTTGTAAACACGTTGCCGGCTTTATGAAAATCACCCTCAGAGCCATTTAAAGATATTGAGCTTTTAAACTCTGGGATGATAGACTTCTCAGCACTCGCCATTGTGTAACGCGTTACCAATACACCATGCCCGCGCTCGTATGTTAGACGGCTTGCAAAGTCGTGTATGGTTGTAGATTTCAGCGAAGCACGTCCACCGGTCAAAAAGAAATAACGCTTGTCGGATGTTATAAGCGGCTGATATGCCTTATGAATCTTTATTCCACCCATTCAATTGGTGCAATGTTAATCTGTTGGCCGTTTGAGGTAAGATCAATGTTTTTTGTAGGATTCCCAAGTCTGTAAGCCTGCCATAGTTTAATCGCTGCTGTGTCTCCATCTCTAACTTTTTCAGCAAGATGTTCCCACACCTCTTGTGGAGCTAATGCTTTATCCATCATTTGATGTAATAGCTCTTCGTCAATCTTTCGTGGCCTTCCTGCACCTTTTCTTGCACCTCCATGTCCTGTTGCCATTTTGAAAATATTTGATTATTCAAGACAAAAATAAAAAAAACCTAGCAAATCCAGATTACTAGGTTTTAAAGGATAAATTGGTTAATAACCATATCCTTTTGTTACCTGCAATACTACCCTTGTACTCGTTTACAAGCTATCTCGTAATATTCAGGGTCTTGCTCCATCATAATAAAGTTTCGCCCAAGATTTTTTGCTCCAAGTCCAGTTGTACCACTTCCGCAAGTATTATCTAAAATCAAATCGCCTTCGTTAGTGTACGTCTTAATCATATACTCAATTAAAGATAATGGCTTCATTGTAGGGTGTAAATGCCCTGCTCCACTTGGATTTGCAAATTCTTGTATTGTTTTTGGGTAATTCCCTTTTTTGCTTATTTGTTTAGTGTATCTTTCTTTGCCGTAATTTTTTACAATTCCACTTCCTTGTGCAGGTCTGCTATTATTAAAATCGCCATCAATCAAACCTTGCGGATTATATGTGGGTAACTTTTTGTAAAAAATTAACACGCTTTCGTGCTGTCTTAAAGGCATTTTTTTTGCGTTCAAATGTCCGCTGCACTTTGTTTTTTGCCATATCCACTCATATTTAAAAAGTTTAATATTACTCATAACTAAAGCACTTGTAAATGGTTGTGCAGCTGTTAATAATATTACGCCATTATCTTTAATTACCCTTTCGTACTCACTCCACAACTTATCCAAAGGTATTACACTATCCCACTTGTTTTGAGTAGTTCCATAAGGTAGGTCGCAAAAAATCATATCAATACTTTTATCTTCTACGTGTTTAGGCATTAACTCTAAGCAATCCCCTAAATATATTTCGTTTATTTTCATATTTTATCTTTTAAATCCGTACAGCAGGTAACAACGTGTATATTGCATAGCCTATCGGCATACGCATCATACACAATGCGTTAGCTACACCAATTAACTAACTCTTCAACCGTTTTTTTGTTGCTACCGGATAGTTTAAGATTTGATAAGTGAAATTTAATACTGGAAAGAGTGTTGTTTTTGTTTTCCAGTTCGGCAGTCAATGCTTCAATGCGTGCCTCTAAGTATTTTATCTCTTGCTCCATTGTTAGGATATTAGATCGTTTATTCCGTTACTGATTTCAATTGCCTTTATGCGCTCGTTTATTATCTCGATGCTGTCTAACATACCGGATAGCTTTCCAATCAAGTGAGCGCGATCTATTGGTTCTTCATAAGCATCTTTTGACTTTATTTGTTCGTCAAGTTCATTTGCCTTTTTCAAAAGGTCTTGTCTGATGTATTTTAGCTCTAACATTATTTCTGCAATTCTTTTAAAATGTTTGACAATGTAATATTTGTTTTTTTCAATTCTATCATTGCTTTATCTTGCTTGTCGAGAACATTTGTTACTCCGAGCATCCAAGCCCCGACCCATTTCATTGTTAAAATTACGAATGCGATAATTACTAATGCTGCTAAAAATTCCATTTGTTTGTGTTTTAAATTCTTGACAAATATATAAAATTATTTTAATAAATATAAAAGTAGTTTTTTAATCTGGTGTGTTGTCAAAATATTCAATTTTGGATTCGTTAGAACGAAAGACATCTGCTTTCACTTCTGTAACTTTTTTTTGATCGTCTTTTACTTCAAAAGAAATTATTTCTCCGGAGATTGGATTTCTCCAAATTCCAACGATTGAATACACTCCTTTTTTTGTTTTAAAAAATTGACCTTTAATTGGGTTCATCCATTTCTGTTTCATAGTACTGAGAATTTAGTATATATATATTCTTATTTTCTGGACGTTAAACCGCGCTATCAGTGGCTTTGCGTGTAGCAAAAACCGAAATTTTGCCCGTTTTTTCGGAATCTGCTACACGCAAAGTGTTCATTTTCGGACTATTTAAACCACCCATTTTGACCTAAATATTCGAGTGAAGTAAGTATTTTTTGGTGTCCGGTGTAGTTAAAAAATACGAGAGAATCGTGCCGTCTACCATACCCTAAAAATGGCTTTTCGTTTTCATCAGCATCATTAATTAGAATTTGCAAAGCTGAGTTTATAATCTTTTTTTCGTGTTTTGCGAAGGTGTTGTAAACCCCATCTTTGTGTTTCCTGGTATAAAAGTTTTCCATATAGTATTCGATTACATTTGGCAAAAAGTTTAGTTTTTTAAAGTCTCGAATTGCAGTTGCTTTTAAATGTGCGGGCTTCATATTGCTGTCATTTTTATGCCATTTATCATTCAGCATCACATTTATTTTCACTTTGTTTTTCTTATCTGAGCCATAGAAATCATCTTTAAGCTGCTCACCGGCCAGAGCATAAAGTATTCGCGGATATGCGTTTTTTATATCGAATATGTCCATTTGTAGATTGAAAACATCCTCAGATATGTATTTTAATACGGCCTCTCCTAACCGCACTAAAACGTTGAAATCACGAGATCCTACAATTTCTTTTTTAAACCGGATTGTGTCGTTTGCTAATGAAAACATAAAATGCAAAATGTTTTTATTTACGTTTTTCACGAAGTTGTCAAACTCGGTGGCTGCTACATCTGGCTTGTTTTTAAATTTTACTTGGAAATAATATCTTTTTTGCAATTTGGTTGCCTTTTCTACGATATTCCTAAAAACCTCCGGGTCTGAAATAATCTCTTTTAAACGCATTAATCTTTCGTTAGGCACAAATTGACCATTGTAGTTTTTGCGCCTCATATACTTAACGAGGTCGCGCTGTGGAGTCTTTAAGTCCTCATAGTAATACGCTTGCAGTCTGTAATCATCACCGAACAGTCCTTGCTCTTCAATTAGCTGCTGGTTTTCCATCAAAAAATATTCTGCATTTCTTATTCTTGGAGCGCCAATAGGATTTGGCGTTTCTTTATTCATGTCAATAATTTTTATTTTCCTATCGTTTAGGTATTCTCTAAACTCGCGCAGTCCTTCATCGTATTTTATAGTCTCCATTTCAAGACCGTAAAGCCAATCGTTTGCGGTTATTATTTCGTTGTCTTGGTCAAATATTAGGTACTTATTAGCTGCTTGGTGGTCTTTATTTTGCTTTTTCTCAAAGGAAATTTCTGTTGTTTCTTTTAGGTTTATCACTTTGCCTGGATCAATAAGTGTTGGCCTTGCTTTTATGTTGTTTACTCTGCCGTAATAAATGCGCTGCGCTCCGTCTCTTGTTCTATTTATTGCCTGGATGAGATTAGAGATGTAAAATGTAGTGGACGGTGATCGCCTATTTTCAAAGAAAAATATGGTGTAGTCTGGCCCTAATATATCGACACCCTCAAATCCTCGTGAGGATATTACAACAATGTTGGACTCAATGTCTGGCTTTATGATTACTTTCTCGGTTATATTTCCCATCAATGATTCGCCAATAATTAAATGCGCTTTTAGTATTTTATTCTTATCTGCAAATTGGCATATTGTCGCTGCGCTATTTGTAGCCAATAAAATTTTCTTGTTTGCATCGGCTAATTTCTTAGCTGTTTTTATAAGCTCTTTGTGGTCGTTGTGCTGTTCTATTACAGTAGTCTTTGCATAGCATTGGTTTATATTGTCAATGCGAATAGTTACCTCTTGGAAGTCTGTTGGCGTTGCTGTTATCGTTGCTATTTTGCAAAGGTCTTTCAGCTCTTCCAGCTTATCTATAAACATCTCAAGTTTTGGCCGGAATGCGCTTTGCTGCTGCATAGAGTGATATTCATCCACTAATATGGCTTCTACATCTCCTCGCTCTACCATTTGAGTAATAAGATCAAGTTTTAGAAAAAAGGTGTCTACTACTATAACAACAAAAGACGATCCGTAAATAATATGGTCGCTCTCCTTGTATACAAAAGAATAGTTTGCGTTGTCGTTGTATTGCTCGCGCTTGTTTATTACAACCCCTTTATTTGGAGCAATTAGAATTTTGGTTTTGTTTATTTCGGGCGGTGTTGTTAGAAATGCTGTTGTTGCCCCGTTTCCAGTCATTACCTTGTCAACGTGGTTTATAGTTCCAATCTCAAAGAATGAGTTTACGAGTCGTTTAGAAAGGTACTTATCCGGGTTTGTTATTATTTTCATTTACTGAGGTGTAAATAAAATTCTTTTAAGGCATTATTGTAAGCGTTTAATGCTGCTAGTTCACATTTGAAACGGCCTAAGTTTTTGATTTCACCGTTTATATAGATTTGCGCCCTCCATTTTTTACGCGATTTAGACCAACTAACACCTTTATATTTAGAAGTGCCTTTATGGTGGGTCATGCAATTATCTCTTTGGGTTATAACCTCTAAATTATCAATCCTATTATTTAAAGGGTTATTGTCTTTATGATGAACTACTAATTTAAGGCCATTTGGCTCATGGTTAAGAAAGGCAACTGCTACAAGTTTATGGGTTTTTTTTCTGTGGTTTTTACCGTTTTCACATAAACAAACTGTATGATAACCATTTGTACTTTTAGATTGTTTTAATATCCTTTCCTTTCCAAACTTTAAGCTCTTTACTCTTCCTAAATTTGAAACATGATAATCTGGATAACTTTGTATTGGTTTAAATATTTCAACCATGATTTTTTAAATTAAAAAGCCCCTTCAAAATTCACGGCTTCGACCTCGTAAACCTCGAAAGGGCAATGTTAATTTCGTTTTGTTGGTATAATGTCGAAGCCCAACAACACTGCAAATATATTAAAGTGCGTGATATTTCGCTCTTAATTCTTTCAAATCATTTTTGAGTGCGTAAATGCAATCCGCCAAATCTTTAGGTGTTAAAAACACTCGGCCATCTGGCTTTTTAACGTGCAGCCCTTTATGCTGATATTTTTGGTATAACTCAAGGCGGCTGTTTTTCAACCGCCCTAAGTTTACAATGTCATCGCGTGTCATTACTTTAAAAAGTCAGGTAAATCATCCGTTGGCACTTCCTCCATTGCTTTTGCTGGAGCTGCGGCTGCCTCTGCTTTAAAAATTTTCCATGCTTGCAGAGATGTGTAGAATTTGCCTTGCCATTCGTTTGTGCGAATATTAAAAGACACCTCAACGTTTTGTCCAACTTTGTTGTATTGGTTAAAGTTTTCCACTTTTTCGTCTCCAAATACATCAAACGCATAAAGGTTGTTGTATTCGTCCGGTGTTTTAATTGTGAAAGATAATTTTTGCCATTCTCCAGAACCATCTTTCTTTTGGCCTTTTACTACTTCTGAAATTTGCGTAATCGCGCCCGTTACTTTGAAATCCATGTTTCTATTGTTTACTTGTTAATTTACTCATCATTGGGTTTGCTTTTACAGCAGGAAAAACCCGCGTGTAAAAATCTTCAAAACTTTCAAATATGATATAAAGCGCCATCGCCTCTTCTACCTGCTTTTGAAATTTCTTTTGTGCTTCGCTCTGGCGATCTTTCCCGTTTTTGTACTTACGTTTTAACTCCAAATAGCAAGCTCGGCCAAACATTGTGGCTTGTATGTCGCTAAAACCATTCTGCAAGTCGCTTGGCCTATATTCAACAGATCCGATTGTTCTGCTAAAACCAACTGCATCTATGTATTGTTTTCGGTTGTCAATGCGCTTGCCAGTGTTGCTTATTATGTTGGCCTTACACCCACCAACAAGGTTTAAAAAAGCCTCTGTTCGTTTTAGTTCTCTGCGCTCCGGCTTGGCCGTTGTCCAGGTATTCATATTCCCAAAGGTGTATTCTGGCCGTCCTGGATATTTGCGAACCTGCTCGGCTAACCATAACTTTTTCAAATGTGTAATTGGCTTCATTCAAATTATTTTAAGCAAATATATCACTTTAAATTAAAAAACTATATATTTGCTGATATAATTTATTGGAAATGGAAAACAAGAAACTTTTTAATTTAAGCAAAAGCAAGGCATATACTGCCACTGAAGCACTAACATGGATTTTTGAATATCATTCTTTGCAAGAGATAATGGCAAAGACTCATTATTTATATCCAACCGTTGCGATGTACAAAAGCAAATGGAAAGGTGGCGGCATGACACAAAACATGATGTACAAAATTTTAGAACGTTGGGGCTTTGAAAAGATAGAGCCTAAAGTTAAACCTGTAACAAAATTCAAATTAAAATGAGCAAAGAGATGACAATCAATGACTATTTAGTAAGCATCCAAAAACAACTAAAAGCGCCAAAAGGCCAGCGCAACACTTTTGGCAAGTATAATTACAGAAGCAACGAAGATATATTGGAAGCGGTAAAACCCATTGCAACAGCTTTAGGATGCTCTGTAATACAGCAAGACGAGTTAGTTGAGTTGTGCGGCTCGGTGTATGTAAAAGCTACCACAACGCTAATTTCTGAAAGCGGCCAATTGTCAGCATCGGCATACGCTAAAGAAGAATTATCTCAGGCTGGAATGTCTGCGGCCATGCTTACCGGATCATCGTCCAGTTATGCGCGTAAATATTCCGCAAATGGTTT